CAAAGGCGCGGAGGCCGTTCTTTCAGGCGAGGCCGAAGACGACACCCTCTTCGCCATGCTCTACGGCATCGACCAGGGCGACGCCGTCGGCGACGAGGCGCACTGGCCGAAGGCAAACCCGGGGCTTCCGCATGGACAGCCAGACATCGCGAGCCTGCGCCGCGCGTGGAACACGATGAAGCGCTCGGCCATGGGGCGATCGGAGTTCACGCGCTACCACTGCGCGCGCGCCGACGAGAACACGGGCGGCTGGCTCGACATGGCCCTCTGGCCGGGCGGCAAGCCGATCGCTTGGGACGAGCTGCGCGGGCGCCCGGCGTGGCTTGGGCTCGACCTTTCCAAAAGCCTTGACATGTCGGCGCTGGTCGTCGCCGTCCCGACCGAGGACGGCTGCGTGGCGCTGCAAGGGCACTACTGGTGGCCGTCGCAGGACGTGGCGCAGCGCGAGCTCGACTACCGCATGCCTGTGCGCCAATGGTCCGCAGAGCGCCGGCTCACGCTGACGCCAGGACGCGAGATCGACTACGAATCGATCCGCCAGCGCATTCTCGATCTCCGCGACCAGTTTGAGATCAAGGCCATCGGCTACGACGCGTGGGGATCGAAGTACCTGGCCGAGCAGCTGGTCGCCGACGGGGTGCCGCTGATGACCTACCGCATGGGCATCTCGACCTTCGGGCCTGGCTGCCAGCTGTGGCAGAACCTCTGGGCGGGCGGGAAGTTTCTGATCGGCGACGACCCGATCATGCGGAGGAGCTGCGCCGAGGCGCACGCATCGACCGACCGCAACGGGAACGTGCGCCCGGTGAAGAGCCGCGAGTACTGCATCCTCGACCCGCTCGTGGCCGGCATCATCGCCGTCCATGTCTGGGGCGGAAAAAGATCAAGTTCCTACGACGAATGGCTTTAGGTGCAATCTGCACGGGATGACGGGTCCACGATCCCGCCATGCTCGGCAGGCTGTTGCAGCGATTCTTCGTCGGCCATTGGCCCACCCACGGTGTCATCCAGATGGACACCGGCGCTGGCGTGCCGTTGGTGACCGCGGCGAACAGCATCATGTACACGCCGGTCTGGCGCGCGGTGTCGCTCATCTCGACCGACCTTGCGCGCATCGGGCTCGAGATCAGCGACACGACCGCCGACGCGCTGCTGCGCAGCCCGAACCGCTACATGTCCGGCTTCGAGTTCCGCCGCGTGATGACGCTCCACGCGACGCTCTACGGCAACGCCTTCGCGCTGATCAACCGCACGCAGGGCGGCGAGCTGCTCGAGCTCATGCCGATGGACGCCGACAGCGTCTCGCTCGACCTCACCGGCCGCGAGCCGGTGTACCGCACGCGGGTGTTCGGCGACCTCTCCGTCGACCAGGTGCTCCACATCCGCACGATGGGATGGAACGGCATGTGGGGCGAGGCGCCGACGCGCGTCTGCCGAAACTCGCTGACCGTGCTTGCCGCGCAGGAGCAGTCGCAGCTCAAGGCGATGGAGAACGCCGGACAGCCCAAGCTCGCGCTCGTGCACCCGGGCGCGCTGAACGACAAGCAGCGCCAGATGGTCGCCGAGCAGTACGTCAAGCAGCACGCCGGCAGCGCAAACGCCGGGCGCCCGCTCGTGCTCGGCGACAACATGCGCGTCGAGCGCATCTCGTCGACCTTCGACAACGACGGCATCGACGCCGCGCGCCGCTACAGCGTCCAGGACGTCGCGCGCATCTTCGGCGTTCCCGTCTCCTACCTGAGCGAGCACAGTCAGAACGCCTATGGGTCGATGGAGTGGCTTGGCCGCATGTACGTCGACCACTGCATGCGGCATTGGGCCGCCATGTGGGAGAGCGAGATCAGGATGAAGCTCGCGGGCCAGTTCTCCGAGGTCACCTGGGACTTCGACGCGCTCCAGCGTCCGAGCCTCGCGGAGCAGATGGCGGCGCTGCGGACCGGCGTCGAGGCGGGCTTCATCACCCGCAACGAGGCCCGCGCGCGGCTCGACCTTGACCCGCTGCCTGGGCTCGACGAGCCGATCGTCGCGAAGAACATGGGCACGGGCGGCGGCACCACGAACCTCGGCGCGGACACCAGCGCGCAGGAAGGGACACCCAATGATTTCTAGGCGCGACGTCGGGACGCTCGAGCAGGCCGTCGAGGGGCGCACCCTTCGCGGCGTGGCCGCCGTGTACGGCGCGCAGTCGCGCGAGATCACGGAGTACGGCCGCACCTTCCGCGAGCGGATCGCGCCGGGCGCGTTCTCTGGCTCGCTCACCGAGGACGTGAAGCTCCTCTACAACCACGACCCGAAGATGCCGCTTGCGCGCACGCGCGCGAAGACCCTCGTTCTGATGGACCGCGCGGACGGCCTGCACTACGTCGCGAACCTGCCTGAGACGACGCTTGGCAACGACGTAAGGACGATGATCGAGCGCGGCGACCTGAGCGGCGAGATGTCATTCGGTTTCTACGTCACGCGCGACCAGTGGAACGCGGCGCGCACCGAGCGCACCGTGCACGAGGCGAAGCTCGTCGAGATCAGCGTGGTCGTCGACGCCGCCTACCCCCAGACCAGCTCGAGCCTGCGTCACGTTGACGCGGCTGCAATCGACGCCGCACGAGCGCGGCTCCAGCTTCACTTCGCAAGGATCAACGCATGGAACAGCTGACAGACCTTCAGAACACCGTCCACCAGTACCGCAAGGCCCTCGAGGCGTTTGAGTCGCGCACCGGCGCGCCGACCCAGGCGATCGACGACCGCGGCAGCGGCGAGGAGCGCGAGAAGATCGCCCGCATCGACTCCGACCTTGACGCCGCCGAGCGCCTCGTGCAGCTCCGCGCCGCGCAGAAGCGCATCGCCGACCTCGAGTCGCGCGCCGAACGCGAGTCGCGCCTGCCTGGCGGGCAGTCGACCGAGACCGCCGAGTACGCGCAGCGCTGGCTCAAGGCGCTCGTGAGCGGCAACCCGATGGAGATGCGCGTCCTCGCGACAGGCACCTCGGGCGCCGGCATCCCGACCGACATGGAGCGCCGCATCGTCGAGAAGCTCCAGCAGTCGAACGTCATCCGCTCGATGTCGGTCGTGAGCACGATCGACTCCAAGCGCACGATCACCGTCGAAGGCTCGCTGCCGACGACCAACCTCGTCGCGGAAGAAGGCGCGATCACCGCGTCCGATCCGTCGTTCGGCACCGCGATCTCGGTCACGCCGTACAAGCTTGTCTGCGCGACCACGATGTCGATGGAGTTCATCGAGGACGCGATCGGAAACGGCGGCATTGGCAGCGGCCTCAACTACGTCGCCGACAAGATCGCTCTTTCGATCGGCCTCAAGGAAGAGGACCTGTTCACGACCGGCACCAACAGCTCGCAGCCCGAGGGCATCGCGGGCTCGAGCGCCAACACCAAGCTGGCCGCGGCCTCGCGCGTGACGGACCTCTCCGGCGCCGCGGTCACCTCGGTGAGCGGCGACAACCTGATCGACACCGTCCACCTGGTGCCTCCGCAGTACCGCAACGGCCCGCGCTTCTCGTGGCTGATCTCCGATACCTTCCTGAAGACGGTCCGCAAGATCAAGGTGAACACCACCGACTACGTGTGGAAGCTCAACGAGGTCGCTGGTCTGTCTGGCGGCGCACCCGGCACGATCTACGGCGTCCCGTACCGCATTGGCCAGTACGTGCCGACCGCGACCTCGAACAACAACGTGTTCGCGGTGGTCGGCGACTTCTCCTACTTCGAGGTCTTCGACCGCCACGGCATCACCTCGATGGTGGACCCCTACTCGGGCGCGGCCAACCAGCGCACCACGCTGTACGTCACGAAGCGCACCGACAGCAAGATCATGAACATCGACGCCTTCGCGGCGATCACCTGCTGATCTCCTCCCTTGCGGGCGACCGGCGCGAAGGCGCCGGAAGCCCTTTATGCCGGCCATGCCTATCCCGATCGACGTGCTTCGCACGCGGCTCCGTGTCGAGACGGAAGCCGACGATGTCGACCTGGCGCAGCTGTCCGTGGCGGCGGCCGAGATGATCGAGCGCGAGACGGGCCTCGCGCTCACGGCTGCGACCCGCACCGCCAAAATCAAGCGGTTCGCGCGGTTCATCCCGCCCGTCCAGCCCGTCACGGCGTTCACGCAGGTCCAGTACACGGACACCTCGGGCTCGACGCAGACCCTGCCGGCGGCCGAGTGGTTCACAGACGAAACCGAGCCCGTCCTCGCGATCGAGTTCGACACTTCGGCCGTGATGAAGGAGAACACCTATGCGACGGTCACCTACACGGCCGGCTACACGCTGATCCCGCAGCCGCTGATCCAGTGCATCGTCGCGCTCGTCGGCAGCTGGTACAACAACCCCGAGGCCCTCCAGGTCGCCGCGCTGGCCGAGGTCCCGCTCGCCTACAAGGCGATCATCGCGCAGTACTCGGCGCAGGTGAGCTTCCGATGATCTCCGCGGGACGCCTGCGCTTCGTGGCGCTCCAGAAGATCGCACCGTCGGCGTCGAGCACGCTCGGCCTGCGCGGCACGGCCTGGACCGACGGCCAGCAGTTCCGCGTCGACGTCCGCGAGAACAGCGCCGAGGAGCAGCAGTACGCCGACGGCGTCGCGGTCGTGAGGCAGTACGAGCTGCGCGCGCGGTGGGAGACGGCCACGGCGATCGGGCTCGACGAGACGAACCGCATCGAGTGCCGCGGGAAGACCTTCCGCATCCGCTCCATCAGCAACCTCGACGAGCGCGACCGCGTCGCGGTGATCAGCTGCGAGGTGGTGCAATGAGCATCGAGCAGGCCGTCCGCAGCATGCTCACCGCCGGCACGACGATCTCGCTCGTGCCGGACGCGCGGATCACGCACGGCTACCGCCTGCAGGACACCGAGCTGCCGGCCATCACCTACGAGGTGCAGTCGGTCGAGACGGCGTCCTGCGGCGCGTCGCCTATCCGCGTCGCGCAGGTCGAGGTGCGGTGCATCGCGGAGACGGGCGCGGACGCGCTTGCGGTCGCGGCGCAGGTCCGCTCCGCCTCGGTGTCGGGCACCTTCTCGGCGTTCTCCTTCGACGCCGTCCTGTACCAGAACCACGTGCTCGAGCCCGCCGCCGCGGGCGAGGGCGACGAGGCCGCCCCGTCGGAGGCGGTCTGCACCATGACCATCCACTATCGGGAGTGACACATGCCAGGCGTCTCAACCGCTACATCTGCCTTCAGCTACAACGCGAACACGACGACGGGCCTCGTCAACGTGTCGAGCTCGACCTCGACAGACATGATCGAGACGACCCGCATCAGCGACGCGCGGCGCACCTACCTCACCGGGCAGGGCACGACGACCCTCTCTGGGGAGATCTACTACGACCAGGGCGACACCTGCGCCGCCGGCATGGAGGCCGACGCGCAGGCTCCCGTGTCGCGCGCGGTGATCGTCACCTACGCGACGGGCATGACGATGACCGCAAACGGGTTCATCACCTCGTTCCAGGTCACGGCGAACAGCAACGACACGGTCCGCGCGTCGTTCGAGATCCAGCTGACCGGAACGGTGACGATCGCATGAGCATCGCAGACGCACTGGCCTTGAAGAACACCACGACCGCCCTCCCCGGCGGGCTCACGGTGACCCTGCGCCGACCGAGCGCGCTCGACTTCGTCGAGGCCGCGGACATCGCGGCAAAGAAGCCCTCAAGCCTGTATGCGTGGTTCGCGTACAGGCACCTGCTCGACGAGTCAAACCGTCCCGTGTTTGCCTCGCTCGAGGCGGCGCTCGACGCCGACGGGCTCATGGTCTGGCAGATCGGCAAGGCCTGCGAGCTCCTCTACGAGGAAGGCCGGGACTGAGCGAGGGCGCGCGGCGGGTCCTCCGCGCAGCCCTCGATGAATCGACGATGGACCTTCACCGGATCGGCGCTGTCGTCATCAACATCGCGCTGGACATCCCCGACTGGCGAGGCATAAAGGAGCAGATCCGTGGCAATAAGCGTCGCCTACAGGATGCAGTGGAAGATGTCCCCCCAGGACCTCGCGGCGATCAGGCGCGCGGCGGAGGCCCTCCCGAAGAAAATCCGCGCAAAGGTCGTGCGGCGGGGCCTTCGCGAATGGGGTAACCGGCTGAAGCTCGCGATCCGCCGCCGTGTCTGGCGCCGCGACCGCGAGACGCGCCGCGACCTGGCGGTGAAGATCAAGACCTACCGCCGCGGCAAGGCCATCTGGTGCGCCGTCGGCGTGCGCAAGGACGGCGAGCGCGTCGGCTGGCGATCGCACTTCATGGACGGCGGCTATCGCCCGTGGCAGAAAGGCGTCAAGGCAGACGGCACGGCCCGCAGGCAGCCGACCCGCCCCGGACGCAACCCGCGGCCGCGTTTCGCCCCGTTTTCCTACCTCCCCGGTTGGCGCAAGGGCA